GCGTTCCGTGAGATCGCTCGTTACGCGGGTAACGGTATGGTCAACCCCCTGCAGCCTGAGCAGGCTCCCAACGCCAACTTCTTCTATGGCATGGGCCCCGCTTACGGCCAGGCAGGCTTCGTGGCTGGTCAGCCCGTGATGCCTACCGGCTTCCTCTTTGAGGGTGTCCGCTGGTTCGAGTCGACCAACCTCCCCGAGAAGTCTCTGCAGGTGACCATCGCCGATGCGTCGATCACCTCCGCCGTGACCACTGCCGCCCCCATGCTGTTCTTCGGCCCTCAAGCCGTGGGCGTGGGTATCGGTGGTAATAACGCTCAGATCCTGTTGAATAACAACGACGATTTCAGTCGTTTCATTATCATGATCTGGTCGCTCTTCGCCGGTTTTGAGATCCTGAACAAGGACTTCATCACCGTCGCCTACAGCTTCGTGTACTGATAGGAGGTAACGAACAATGGCGAAGAAGATCTACCCCGGTAACTGGGTTACCGAACTGAGCAGCTACCAGGGTCAGCCTGTTGTAGCTCTCCCCGGCCGCACCTACTACCAGGTGATCGGCTACGCACTGGTGGGTGCAACTGGTGGTACCAGCTTCGATATCACCATCCCTAGCCCCGACCTGCGTCAGGACGACAAGCCTCGTCCGAACATCACCGGTCTGACCGTGCCCGCTGGCGCCAACATCTACCGCGTTGGCATCCGCGTGCCCGATCTGCGCAAGGACCGTGGCGTGGGCACCGCCTTCTCTGGCCTAGTTGGTACCAACACCAACCGCCTGAAGGTGGCCGACGCCCTGGCGAACGACGACACCATCACCGCTACCGCAGTCTCCACGACCTCTTCGGCTGTGGCTGTCTCCGGTGGCACCGTGGCTCCCGTCGCTAACAGCAAAGGTCTGATCACTCCCGTGGCTCTGACCGGCGCCGAGACTCTGAAGGTGTTCGTCACCGACAGCACCGGCACCGCCGCTGGCTCCACCCTGACCTCCACCGCCACTGGCGGTACTCCGATCGTGGTTGAAGTCTGCTACTACATCGAAGATGTGGTGCCCGACGTGAACAGCACTTACCTGCCGTTCATCACAGAGTCCTGATCGGTTGTTTATCCCTACAATGAGGGCGTCTGCAAAGTCAGGCGCCCTCTTTTTTGTGTCTTATGGCGCTGTACCAGAACACTAAGAACGGTCAGATCGTTGAATTCATCGGCCACCACGACAAGGAGTGGGCGATGGTCAAGAACAGCACTGGCTCTGTGAGCTATGTGGCCCTGGCTGATCTTGTCTCGTACGAACCCGGCAAGGGTCGCACTGGCGTGTCGATCGAGCCCCAAAGTGCAGAACCCAAGGAGGATGAGGACAAGCTGCCCGAATCCGCGATTCCTGCGGATACCCGTTTGAACCTCAACGTGGCCACTGCCGAAGGCATCGCCAAGCACGTCAAGGGTATTGGCTACGCAACCGCCAAGAAGATTGTCGAGCTGCGCCTGTCTCTGCCCGGCGAGCGATTCAAGAATCTCGAGCAACTGCGCAAGATCGGTCGCGTGGATTGGGACGAGGTGATTGCAGAAGATCTGATCTACATCGGCTGAGCTTCTTAGAATGAGGCCCAGGTCGCGTTGAGGTTCCCTGGAACTTAACAACTACGACAAAAGTCGCTGCAGGTTTCACCTGGGCTACAACGTAGGTGCCAACCTCCCCGCTGGCGATGTCGCCAGATTGGAGGAGGCTATGGCGCGGGTGCCTGATAGCTACTTCTACGCGCGGGTACTCGAGCACCTTGATCGCTGTGACAAGGCGTACAAGGTCTCGCAGATCTTCCGTGTTGAAGATCAGCCCCAGCCCAGCCGGATCGAGCGAATTACAGGCGATACGGATCGTGCGATCTATTCGTCTGATCCGCTGAAGGCTGATCGCGACTACCGGGAGGTCTACCTGCGGGAGGTAGATCGCCTGGCTGAGACCTTGTATGTGGCGAACTATCGCCGCGACGAGGTCCGCCGTTACGCCTTTGAGCGTGCCGGCGCTGAATTCATCATGGCCATCCCGGGGCCAGCAGACACCGCCGTGGGCACGCGCATCGCCCAGGCAACAGGCTCAATCAGCTGGAGGTAGACAATGGGCTACAAACTGCCGGACGGTCGATACGTCGATGATCAGGGGAAGGCGCACAAGAATTACAATGACGCGCTAGCGGCTTCACGGACACGCACCAGCAGGCGAGAGACCGAGGCAGAATTAGCGCGTCAGAGAATTCTGAGTCAGAACGCGTCCGCACTTGCCCAGCAAGCGCAGCTCGGTAAACAGTACTTGGGCTGGATCCCTGGCTACGGGGGCTGGATGGATAAAGAGCTGGCGAAGCAGGCCAGGCTCAAGGCCGAGGCTGACCTGGCGATCAGCGTAGGCGAAAAGCAAAACGCCATCTGGAAAGCGCAGATGGGGGAGGGTTCCGCCCCGCCGACCATCGACCCATCCAAAGATCAGGCGCCGCCGCCTGTCGCCCCTGGTCTGCGGCGTCCTGACTCTTACGGAGATCCTGCTGCGCGTGCCCGGGAGTCCGAGCAGCGCCGCATGATGCAGCAGTACGCCTCCAAGGAGTACTGGAATACCGAGCAGGGCAAGGCGATGAAAGATCTCGCCCTGCAGGACAAATACAAGGGCGACAACCTGGCTGGCTACTACGCCGCGCAGCGGGCCCTTGGCGAAGGCTCGATCGACGAGATCATCCAGGGCATGGGTTACACCGGCGCCATGGCTGAGTGGGCGCGGGCGAACAAGGGCATGGCCCTGCGCGAGTACATGAAGAAGTTCCCCGCTGGTCAGCCAACCATGGGCGGCGGGGTGCCCTCTGCCCCAACGGTTGATCAGGTGAAGCCGACAGTGGGCGAGCAGGCGTTGATGAATGCCAAGTACGCCCTTTACGACGGCGCGCCTGTGGCTCCTGGTGTCACCGTCGGGAACGAGCCGGGGATGGTTGCCGGGGTGAATCGAGGCAAGATGGCCGAACTGCAGGCAATCGTGCCTCAAGCCAAGAGCACTGGCGCAGGCGAAGGCGCGTTCAACATGCAGCCCCAGAGCGCTGCGACCACGGGCTACCAGCTCCCCGCAGGGGCTGTTGGTGAATTCAACATGCCGGAAGGAGCGGATGAGTTCACGAAGCTGGTGAACGCAAAAATCTGGCGCAACCGCAACGAACTAGCGGGACTCCCGACTGTGGGCGGCTATCAAGGTCAAGGCCTTTTCTAAGGAGTCATCATGAAGCGCCGCAAAGAAAAGCAGCCAGGTGGCGAGGGGCTTGCCGATCGGAAGTATCGGCAAGGGCCCAAGCGGAGCACACGCTTTAACGAGTGGTACCTCAACAAGGAGGGTCACAAGGAGGCCAAGCAGTTCTTTGCGGACGCTCGCGGCACGGTGCCAAATAATCCGCAGAACGCAAAGTCGTTTATCTCGGAAGGCAATGTCGTTCATAGTCGCAATCCCTATGGCGATGGTGAACGCTATGCGACCGAGGAGGCGCCACAGTTCACCCGGCCTGACCAGTGGGGCGCCTTCGCTGAAGGGGGCGGTGCGACGGACGATGCGGAGGTGCAAAGCCATGTCGGCTGGGGCAGTGCTCCGGGCGATGGTCCGATTCAAGGCCCGCGTAAGGCGCGGGGTACTCGGTTTGGAGTAGGCGGCGCCCCCCGCCGCAATGAACCAATGAACTGAAGCATCTTGCGTTAAGAACGCCACAGTCTATTTCTGGATACAATCTGAGAAGACTAGAGAGGCCGTAAGTGGCAACGACGTCCAGCAATAAGATGCCACTGCTGGTCGACCGGCCGTTGCATTCATTCGCAACGATTGGCGGCGCGGCCTGCCTTGGCACGGCGACCAACTTCAATACCGTCAGCGGTGGTGGTTGCGTGCTGCTGGTGGACTGCTCGTCCAATGATGGCGGCATCATTGACAGCATCTCGATTGTCGCCAACGAGGCCAGCACCACAGCGTCAACGGTGTTGGTGTTCCTGAGCGTGGCAACATCTGCTAACGGGATCAATACGAGCAACACGGCCTGCGTTGCCAGCGCGGCAATTGCCTCGAGCTCAGCAGGTCAGCGCACCAATATCTCGCTTCCGCCGCTGTGTGTCCCGGTACCCAACCTGGCGGGGCCTGCGGCGACCACGACGACCTTCGCATCGGAAACCGACAAGAAAAACACAGGTCTATATGTGCCCTCCGGTGCGCTGATCTATGTCGGAGTGAACACCGTGCTGACGGCGCCTAGCGCGTCGACCCGTGTCCACGTGTTCGCTCAGGGCGGCTTCTTCTAGTCATGGCGAAAAAAGGCGGCGGCGGCAAATCGGCACCGGCTCCTGCGCCTGCGCCTGCGCCGCGTCCTGCTCCGGCTCCGGCTCCCAGGCCGAATCCAGCTCCGGCTCCGAGACCTAATCCCGCCCCAGCTCCGGCTCCGAGGCCTAATCCCGCCCCAGCCCCGCGGCCCAACCCAGCTCCAGCTCCGAGGCCTAACCAGGCTCCGGCGAAGGCTGCCAATAAGAGTGCGGCACCTGCCAAGACCCCAGCGGCAGCCACCGCGACGCGCCCAGTCGCAGGCGTATCGCCGCAGAAAGTAAATTCCACCCCGACTAAGGGGCAATCGGCAGGGAGCAAGGCTGCCGCAAATGCCGTAGCTAGGGCCGCTCAATACACGGAAACGAAGGGCAGCGGATCCGGCAATCAGCCAGGCAAGACCCCCGCGGCGCAGAAAAAGGCTGATCAAATGGCCACACAGGTCAAGGATCAGATCAAGGGCAGTGGGAAGAATGCGGGTACGAGCAAGACCAACAATGAATCCGTGTTGACTGGGGGCAAGAAGAATACTGCCAGCAAGACAGGTGGCAACGGCAATAACAATAACGACAAGCAGAAAGACAGGATCAATAAGCTCAAGGATCAGATCAAGACCTTGAACGATTCACTGAGCGGTAAAGATACAGAGCTCGGAGGACTGAAGACGTCTTTCGATGACCTGACAAGTCGTTTTGATGGCTTGGACGAAGACTGGCAGGGACGCCTAGACGATGCAGTCTCGGGCTACGAGGACACGATCGGAGATCTGGAGGGGACGATCGGCGGTCTCCAGGACGCGAATAGTCGGATGTCGGAGGAATTCAATACGCGATACAGCCAGCTAGAGTCAGACTTCAATAGTCGGCTAGCTGAATACCAAAACAAAGGTAGCGATGTCGACGAGAGTTACAAGAAGCAGTTAGAGGAGACATTGTCTGGCTACCAGAAGCAGCTTGACGAGCTGCTCGCCATGGGTGGATCAGGCGGCGGTTCTAACGAGTACGAACTGCAAACGCTCTGTAGTGGCGGTTCCGGGCGCGGGAGCAGTGTGTTCAGTAGCTACGGTTTCGCATCTGGGGGCGCCTCCTACCAAAGCGGCCGGGCTGGGCGCGGAGGCGGCAGTGGTTCGATGATCGCTGGAAGCTACGCGTCGGAAGATTCC